GTGTCATCTCGGGACACTCTCTTTGCGCCAGCTTGCAACGTTTCGAACCCCCTTCTGTGTGACGATCGTGTCAACGAAGGTGTAGGAGTCGGTTGCCTCAACTGGGATCTTGGGTTGGGGTAAGTGACGTGCGACCACGTTTAATAGACGTGGCCACTCCGTGCAAGTTTCTAATTTCTGAAGTTTTCTGGTTAAGATGAGGAGGGCCTTTCTCTCTCTGCTCCGAATGAATGGGCTTGTTTCGACGATGGTTCTGAATACACCTTGTGAAGGGTATTGCGTGCCACGAATACGAGCTCTAGCAGTCTTCAAGGTGTGTTGCTTCGAGTATAGGGGATTACGGTTGTATTTCCCTTGCTCGTTGAGCTGTGACCACCGGTCTGTAACATTGAGAGATGAGATGACAGAATCTAGAGGTACCATGCGCTTGCCGTCGATCTGACGGGAAGTGACCTTCTCGGCGATGTGGGGAATCCAATAGTTGTATACTTCCCCTTTCCGCGCTGTGGCGGGACCTACGGGTCCTTTCACTAGGAGATTGGTCAATAGCCGTAGGGCTTGGCCATTGGTAGCGTTCCCTATTCCTGAGCACCCAACATTAGCCGGTCCGCTGGGCAAGCGAGTATCAACTAGTTTCCGAAGGCTGTGTCGACAGACACGTGCTATTGGAGACTTAGCGATTCTTCCAAGCTTGCTAATGCGTTCCGCTTCTGTTGGGGTCAGGGGTCCTTTGGGAACAGCCTCACCGATCTTGATAATGTCAAAGGATTGGGCAAATGTTCTCCTTCCCTTGTTAACCGACTTGGATAAGACTAATTTCTCGCAGAAGACACCCGATGATCCGTAGAAACTCTTTGATCTATTGAGTTTAAGGCCTATTTGCTGGATGAGTCTCTCATACTCTTCGACCACGTCGCGTGGCCAGAGTCCGATGAGATCATCGCCGCAAACCTTATAGGATCCTTTAGGGGCGCCTGCGTTGAATGCAGCCCAGATGTTAAGGAGTGAAAGGATCGTCCAGGTGGAGCCTAGCCCCATGTGGCATCCCCGGACCGTGGTCTTCCCCTTGTGGGCGGAATCACCTATGATCTCGTAACCCTCTACACATCGTAGTGCAGCTGCAATGTCTTCCCTTGGCATTCCCAGACCTGTGAGCAGGCCTTCCAGAACCGATCGACCGACCCGATGATGAATCCAATCACTCGCAGCTGTTAAGTCAGCGGAGTAGAGTTTGGCATCTTTAGGTCCATGTAGGTCAATCGGTCTGCCTTGAAGGATGTCGCTTGACGCACCGAACCACTTAAGGAAGGGTAAGGTATACTCGGCAATACAACGCGAGTAATGTGTCAGGTAGGCAGGATGTAGGGATGCGACTCGAACCTTTTCTCCCCGTTCCGGAATAGCAGCGGCGGCCACCACGTGTGTGGGGTTCTCGCTGACTAGGGATGTGTCCAGAGTTAGGGTACGAGTCAGTCGGTAAGTAAGGTAAGGGTCGATTTCACCTGAATTCGCCTTCTTTCGCATTGAGCGAGTCAGAGACTGTCCTAGGCAAAAGCGTTCTTGGTTCTTTTCCGCCCACTTTCGATCATGAATAGTGTTCGTTAAATTGAGCCCCTGTCGCCAAGCCTGTGGAACATACAGTCTACTGCGTTCTGCGAATGTTCTTGATACCAAAACCTCGACTTCCGTTCGTTGTTCGTCGTAGAGACGGATCTTGCACTTGAAGTTCTTCGGTGGGCTAACATATGTTGGGCCCAGATCATTCCGAATTTCATCTTGTGCAGTCTCTCCGACAACGTAACGCTCACCCCATGGGTCTAAGATGAACGGATGGACTAGATGTAGTGGAGGCGACGTCAGGTAGCCTGCCGTCTCCCGCGCTTCGCGCATAATCTTGTCTGTCCGTGAATCCCTTGGGGGGTCAAAAGCCACTCGCCTTGCAATCATTTGGAATGTTGCTAGCGCTTCTGGCTGGGTAACACTACGTCCGCAGGCTCCCTGACCGGTAGTGTAGTTTGGATTAAGACATTTTGAAGGTGAAGGCAGAGGGCACGCAGGCTCGAAAGGTTTCTTGTCGCTCCTTGAGGCAATGAACTTTTGCGCGTGTCCCTTTGCAAAGGTGTATAGACCGTCTAAGAACTCGGTCCAATATGTCCCTTCTCCCTCCTCACGTTCGGTTAACCATCTCTCCTCACACTGCAGACGCGACGTGTCGATCTTTCTCTTGTATTCTGGATAGTAGTCCTTGACCTTTTTGAAACCGCCCTTCTTCTTCGGAACTAGGGTCAGTAAGGTAGGATTCTCCAGTGCTCGAGAAACCGTCGTGGCTTGGAAGAGTCGAGCTAAGTTAGGTCTAGATGGGTCAAGCTCTTCGAGTACCCTCTTTCTTAGCCGGTGAGACCATGACTTCGTTGTCTCGAAAGGTCGGGATGATTGTTCTATCATCCACCATAGGTAATCAATGAGCTTCCCATAGTTCTTGCTGCCGAAACGAGCCGAGGTCCATATGTCTCCTCTCCATAGCACATAAGCGCAGGTGAGTTGAGTCCAGTTAGCTTTCAAGAAAGCTTCAGAATAAGACAACAGGGATACCATCCCCTGTGCCAACGAGCGGTGATTCTCGGAATTCACCCTAACCCAAACGCGAGCTGATTCTAAGTCCTGTGGTAAGACGGACTGTCGGCTGAACGATTCGGGGTTCTTGTTGGTTGGAGAACATGACAACTGCTTCAGTTTGCCATGGAGAGGAGCGCGATCCCTTGCGCACTTCATCC